TCAGAAGGCGCGTCCCGTCGGAGCGTCGATCCGACATGGCGCCTTATCGATAGCCTGATCCAGCTTCGACTGGCGAACGCCAACTAGCGTGGTTCGGGTTATGGCGTAGCGATCCACGTAGGTTTCGAAGAGCACCAGATCATCGGTAAATTTAGCCGCAATCGTCTGCGCCTCGCTCGTTTCCGGATAGAATATGACGACCGATCCACGATCTTCATCAAGAGTGAACTTGCGCAGTTGAGCCTTCCCGTCGTGTTGAAAGTCGCAGGTGACATAAACGGGTTTTGCCCAGGCCGCTGAGGTATAGAGCGATAAGCCGAGCGCCAATGCAGGCAAGATTGCTGGTCTCATTTCACATCCTCACTTGTGGGCGATCTTGCCTGCGGTTTCCAACCTCCACCACGCGGGTGGAGGTTGGCCTATTCATGTCAATTCAGAGACTGCCATTCGGTGACAGCATCTTCCATGGCCTCATGAAATTCAGGCGGCGCTTCGTACTTGTGCAGCACCTTGGAAACGTCCTGCGGGCTGCCATTACGCGGGAAACGCGGGTCGCGGGCGGCAGATTGAGCCAGTTCACCCAACGCGCCAGACGCTTGCTTTTTGCTGAGAAGGAATTGGCCGAAAGACTGGTTTGACATTAGCGAATCTCCCTATGCGGCGGAGGCTGCAAAATAGAACATAAAGGGAACGCCATCAACCTATCGGGACAGTCATCACAGCGGGCGTGCAACCGAGCCCAACACACGAGCGATAACGAAGTGCTGATCCTCCTCGCGCTCCATGTCGATCGGCGTTGCGACCTGTTCTCGGGTATACAGCCCAGCACCACGAAACGTGAATTTGGCCAAGATGATACCGCCATTGACGCGGAAAAAGTAATGCTGGCCTTCGATCATTAGATCGCCGGGCTTTTGGTCTTTGCAAAACAGTGGAGTTCCGACCGGCAAATGGAGATCAGGCGCTGGAGCCAATGTCCTCGCGATCCATAGCCCGGTCGACTCACCAAGCGTAACGAACAACCAATCGCGCCGAAAGTTCGTCGCTCCGATAGCCTCCCCCTTTCCGTCATCCACGATCTGGGCAAGATCGTATTCCGGCACCTCGACCCAATCTGCATCGCTCGCGTCGATAGGCGCCAACGCGCGTGATGCGCTCAATCTACCTCTGAGGAGCCAATCAACCGAAACTTCGAGACCATCGGCCAGCTTAAGCGCAGTGTCTGCTCGCGAAATACCTCTCTGAACACAATCGCTTATCGTGTTTCTGGGCACGCCCGTGCGCTGCGATAGCCACGCATAGTCGTGCTCCCCCAAGCAATCGAGAATGCGCAATCCAACCGAATTATCGGTGTGGATCGGTTGACGCTTTCTCTTCCTTGTAGTAACCGAACTTTCGTCACGAACATTCGGTGAAGCCATATGAGAAACTCCGACATGGACGCGCTCGATGTGTTGCTGGTGATCCGTAGGGCTTACGGATCGGCAGCTGCATTCGAACGCGCGCACGAACTCCCCGACAAATCGGTGCATGACGTCGTTGTCCGCAATCGCCCGAGCGCTCGCGTGCAACGGGCGGTCAACGACCTCCTCGCCAGAAAATCCGAACTTTCGGCTAATAGCAGGGCAAGCGCCGGTGCGCACCGCCAAAATGGGAAGGCGGCGTAATGGGCAAGAAGCGCAAATCCTCCAAGCCCATCCCGCCATTGCGGGGGTTCGGGTTCAGGGATGCCGACGCCGCCAAGGAGGTGCTGAGGAAGCGTGCTAACGCTCAGGTGCTCGATCCCGGTGCTTTGCTCAGTCCAACTGCCGTGCGGCAGGTGCTAATCCGCCGAAAATTGCTAGCCCTGGCAAACTTTTTCGAGGGCGCGGATCATCCTCCCAAGCTGAAACGCGACAGTGGTCGGATCATCCGCGCAAGCAACCTGCTGCTTGCTCGCGATTTCAAGGGTGTCGTCGCCAATCGTGCGATCGAACGAATTTGTCGCAACGACGTGTGCCAAGACGAGTTGCTGGAGTGCGTAGACGCGGTCTTGCAGTTCCTGGAACTGGTCATCCGTGATTTCGGTCATGGTAGCGAGTCGTCCTCTGTTGCCTGTCCTGCCGAACCTACGCCTTCAGGCACCCCCTCGCATCGTCTAAGTGAGACCCAAGAATGACCGTTGCCAATACCCAGGCGGCCGGCGAAGTGCTGCGCCTGCCTGTTGCTGACATTGATGCGGATGCGATCGAGCGGATCGGGTTTTTCCATGAAGCCGAAGTGGATGCGCTGGCCGATGTGATTGCCAGCGATGGGCAAAACGAGCCGATCGTGGTGGCGGCGCCCGCACCGCGCGCGAAGGATCGGCGCTGGCGCCTGGTCTATGGCCGGCACAGGCTGGCCGCGTGCAGCAAGCTGGGGATCGACGTGCTGGCGCGCGTGGTGAACGGCACCAATGATGAGCTGCTGCGGATGCAGACAGCCGAGCAGCTCGACCGCCGCGATATGACGGTCCTGGAACGCGCTGCTTTCGTGGGCCGACGCGCGGAAATGCTTCGGGATCGGGCGATGCGCGAGACTGGGGCAGGCAATGATCAGGCCTTGGGAGGGCGTCCGAAGAAACTATGGACAGATTTGTCCATAGTTTCTGACCAAGCTCGTGCCGCGTTGGAGATGCTACCACAAAAGGCTGAACTGACGCCGCCGCCCGTGCCAGGTGTGCCAAAGGAAGAACTGGAAGCGGACGCCCACGCAGTCGCCCAACGCTATGGTTGGCGCGCCGAAGTGGCTGGCGAGTTCAACCTGCACTTCAAGCGCATGGATCGCCTCCTCACGATCTATCGCGGGCTGATCAAGCCGTTCCGGGCCGAGGCCGAGGCCATCGCGCATTGCCGGATCGCCAACAACGCGGATGGCTTGCTGCAACTGGCCGGCAAGACGGAACAGGCGCGTGTCCAGGCGCTGCGCTGGCTGGCGCAGCATCCCGAGGCGAAGACGGCCGAGGAAGCGCTGGTGGCGCTGGGCCTGTCCAGCTCCAAGGGCGTGCGCGCAGCCGATAGCCAGGAAGGCGAAAGCAAGCTGCTGACCCGCGCGGCCAGCAACCTCGCCGGGTTAAAGCCGAGCACCTGGATCAGCTGGGCACCGAAGCTGGCCGAGACGATCAAGCCTTCCGCCCTGGTAGCCGTGCGCGATGCGATCGACGCGCGGATCGCCAAGATTGAAGGGGCCAAGAAGTGAAGCGCGGCGCCACCTTCACGACGCTCGACCTGTTCGAGACGGCCAAAGTCGTCGAGGCGCTGGACGTCCAGATCGGCCAGATCGATGCCGACTTGAAGTGTGGCGCCTTCGCCAAGGCCAAGCGCATCGAAGTGCGGTGCCACGTGAACGGCCTGATCGCGCTGCGGGACCGCCTCAGCAAGCGCTGCGCTCCGGCCATAGCAAGCCTGCGACAGGATGCGCAGGCACCCGCTCGAAAGGAGCAATCCGATGCAAGGTAGCAAGCCGCTCACGGCGGGCCAAATGGCGCTGCTGCGCTATATCCATGGCTATCAGTTGGCGACGGGTGGCGTTTCGCCCAGCCTGGGTGAATGCGCGCGGGCACTGGGCAAGGCGAAGACCCTGATTTTCGACCGCCTGGGCGCCCTGGAGCGGAAGGGCGCCATCAAGCGCCTGCCCTTCCGCAATCGCGGCATCGAGGTGCTGACGCCGCCCTCCATCCCAATGATCGACGGCGCGCCGCTCTACGCGGTGCCCGTTGCGCTTTCCAGGAGCTGGTGAACATGAAGGGTATCACGAACAAGCAGATCAAGCTGCTCAAGAACATTGCCGATGCTCGGCATCCGGTCGTGGCGCGTTGGGATCACGCCGATCTGTCAGCCTTGCTCAACCGCCGACTGATCGCCCGACATAACGCGACGGCGCCGGATGGCAGCATCAGCGGGAATTCCATCTGGACGCTTTCCAACGTCGGCAAGCGCTACCTCGAAGAAGAACGGGCGGGTCGCTGATGCCCGGCGCCGTCTCTTTGGCCGAGCACTATCGGGCGCATCGGGAGGCTTTCGAGCTGGCCCTGCGCCTGGGCTGCACGCCCAAGGAAGCGGAGCGCAAACTGCGCGCGGAAAAGCGTGCGCGGCGGCGGGTGTGCGGCACGGCGGCGCCGGTTGCCGCTGAACAAGAAGACATGGTGCCGATGGATCAGCCGCCCGCCGATTTTGCGGCCTGGTCGGCACCGTGGATGATGAGGGACTGAGCGATGAAGCCTGTAATGGGGTATCCGAGCCGGACCGCAGCGATCCGCGCGCTTGAGGCCGAAGGCATGAAGCGCGGCGAAATCGCGCGGCTGTTGGGCATGAAGTCGAAAGACGTCAGCTCGTCGGCGTGCACTGCCAAGAAGCATCGGCCCAAATCCTTTGCCTTCAACAAGCCGCAGCAGGTCTATCTTGGCATCCACACGGTTGCCGCCCTCAAGCCGCATGCCGATGCGCGCGGCATCCTGCCCACCAAGCTGGTGCAGATGCTGATCGATACCGTGGTGCGCGATGACATGGTCGACGCCGTGCTCGACGATCGGGAGCCGGTGGCATGAAACACCTGATCCTCAACCTGATCGGCTGCGCGTTGCTGATGCTGGTGCTGACGATCGTGATGCTGGCCGACGCGGGCCGCGCGGATCGCGTCCAGGCCGAGCGGTGCAGCCGGCCGACCGATGCGATGGCGCTGATCCAGTGGCACGGGTGCGTGCGATGAGCCTGCGCCAGGAAAGCAAATGGCGGCGGCATGCCCGGGCCTTGATCGAGCAGCTGACACGCGATCTGCCCGCCGATGCCAGCCTTGCCGAGCGCAGGGCAGCCTTGTGGGGCAAAGGCGCGCCCGCGCACCTTGGCACGCGCTGGGGCCGCAAGATGTGGGGCAAGGAAGTGCGTGCCTATCTAGCCCGCCATGGCGACATGCCCGCCGCAGGCGCTGGGCCGCTGTTCACCTGGCCGGAGCATGTGCATTTCCCGTTTCGGGGGGAGAGAAGCGATGCGTAATCGTGGCGCACCGATCGAATGGCGCCCGCTGGACGCGACCGCGCGCGGTGGGCAGTCGGTCCTGGTGCGTCAGGGCACGGCGATGGCGCTGGCGCGCTGGAACGATAGCGCGTGGGTCTATCCGGCGACGGGCAACCGCCCGATCGATTTCGAGCCCGAGGCCTATTACGATCCGAGCTGGCGCAGTGCCGGGGCGGTGGCCCGTGGTTAAGGCGCGCGCGCACCCCGACCAGCTGGCGTTCAGCCTCGACACGCCCAGCCTGGCCACCGGCCCGGCCGCGCTTGCCGGTCTGGAAGAGCGCATCTGCGCCACGGTTGGCCAGATCATCGCCAGCGACGGGCGCCCGCGTGAAGTGATCGCCGCGGAAATGTCGGTCCTGCTGTGCGACGACGTGAGCCGGGCCATGCTCGACGCCTATTCGAGCCGCGCGCGCACCGAGCACAAGGTGCCCATGTCGCGGTTCCTTGGCTTGGTCGCCGTGACTTCGCGCCTCGACCTGATGGACCCGTTGATCCGCGAAATCGGTGGTTCGGTGCTGATCGGCCAGGAAGTGAATACCGCGCGGCTCGGCCATCTGCGCCAGCAGGCGCGCGCGATCCAGAACGAAATCAAGGCGCTTGAGCAGAGCGCGCCGTTAATCCGGGGGAACGCCAGGTGAGCGCAGCGGAAGTCATTTATCCGGTTCAGTTTGCGCAGCCGCAGTCCGGCCCCAAGGTATGGTTTTCCGCCGCAGAGCTGGCGGAGCTGCGCCTGCCTGGGCTGCCGTCTGAAACCCGGTCTGTGCAGCGCCGCGCCGTGGAAGAGCAGTGGGCCGAACGCCGATCCCTGGATGGGGAACTGCTGTCGCGCCCGCGCAAGGGGCGCGGTGCAGGCCTGGAATTCCATTTCTGGGTGCTTCCCGCTGTCGCCCAGGCCGAGCTGGCACGGCGGGGCATCGTAGCGGCGAGCGAAGACGACATTGCCGAGCAATGCCCGTCCGAAGCGCTGTGGAACTGGTTTGGCGCCCAGCCTGACCATGTGAAGGCACAGGCCCGGCAGCGGCTCGACGCCATGAACGAACTCAACGTGCTGACCGGTTCGATGAAGATGCCCAAGAGCGCTGCCGTGCGCGCCATCGCGGACAAGCACAAGGTGACCGAGGGCACGATCTGGAGTTGGTGCAAGGCGATTGCCGGCGTCGAGCGAAAGGACTGGCTGCCTGCGCTGGCGCCGCGCCGCAAGGGTGGCGGCAAGACAGCCGAAATCCCCGAGGACCTGTGGCAGCTGTTCAAGTCGGACTGGTTGCGCCTGAGCCAACCGCCGGTTGCGGCCAGCTACAACGTGGTGAAGCGCCAGGCCAAGAAGCAGGGCGTGGAACTGCCGAGCGTGAAGGCGTTCCAGCGGCGCATCGCGCGCGAGATCGACCCCTATGTCGTGATCCTGCTGCGCGAAGGCGCCGATGCGCTGGAACGCCACGTGCCGTCGATCCGCCGCACGGTGGACGATATCCAGGTGATGGAGTGGCTGAACATCGACGGCCATGTCTTCGACGTGCAAGTGCAGCACCCTGACACGAAGAAGCCGATGCGGCCGACGCTGGTGGCGCTGCAGGATATCCGCAGCTCCAAAATCCTCGCCTGGCGCGTGGGTGTGAGCGAAAGCGCGGGCACGGTGCGCCTGGTCTTTGCCGACCTGATCCGCGACTGGGGCATCCCTTCGGATATCATCCTCGACAACGGTCGAGGCTTTGCCGCCAAGTGGCTGACCGGTGGCGCACTGACTCGCTACCGCTTCAAAATCCTGCCGGAAGACCCAAAGGGACTGCTGGTGGACCTGGGTGTGAACATCCACTGGGCAACGCCTTTCCATGGCCAGGCCAAGCCGATCGAGCGGGCCTGGGGCGATCTGTGCAACTACATCGCCAAGGCCGCCGAAATGGACGGCGCCTATACCGGCAATTCGCCGGTCAACAAGCCGGCCAACCGGGGCAGCCGCGCCATTGCCTGGGATGAATTCTGCGCCTTCGTCGATCGCGAGATTGCCGAGCACAACGCGCGCGAAGGGCGCACCGGCCGCGATTATCGCGGGCGCAGCTTCGACCAGGTGTTTGCCGAAGGTTGGGCCGAGGCGACGATCAAGAAGCCGACGCGACAGCAGCTGCGCGACAGCCTGTTGGCCGTGGAACGCAAGCGCGGGCACAGCGAGAACGGCGAAATCAGCCTGTTCGGCAACCGTTACTGGTCGCTGGAATGCCGCGAAATCGCGGGCAAGTATGTGACGGTGCGGTTCGATCCCGACGACTTGCATTCGGAAGTGCATGTCTATGGCACGGACGGCGCTTTCCTGTTCACCGCGCCGATCCTCTACGATCACGGGTTCAAGGATACCGGCGGTTCTAGGATCGTATCGACGCGCCGCGCCCACGTGGCGAAGATGGCCAAGTTGCACGCTGAAGCGCTCGACCTAATCGAGCCGGCCGAAGTGGCCCGGATCAAGGCCGGCCTGCCGGTGGCCCCGGCGCTGCATATCGGGGAGCCCGCCGCAGTCCGAGCCCATATTCCTCGCAAATCCGCCGCTGCGCCCAAGCCTGCCCAGGCCGTGAGCGCGGCCAGTGCCCAAGTTTTCGCCGCCCTGCCCAAACCCAGGCTGGTGAAATGAAGAAGGTGCGCGGGACGGCCTGAGAAACTGAGCCCGCGCACCTGTCCCCCACAAGAGAGACGGGAGTTCCCTACCATGGAAGTTACCACCGAACAGACCCAGTTTATCGAAGAGCAGCGCCAGTGGCTTGTTGGGTATCGCGCACAGACCGAAATGAGCTGGGCGATGCTTGCGAAGCGCACGGGCGTGCCCCAGGGCACGATCAGCCTATTCGGAGCTAACCGTTATACCGGCCGCGAGCTACCGATCGCAGAGAAGGTCGAGCGTTTCCGCCAATCGCTTGCCCAACAGGCCGAATTGGCGACGGAACTGCCGCAAGTGCCGGGGTTCTTTCAAACGGAAACGACCGAACGGCTGGAACGCATGTTGGCATTCGCTCAGAGCGGCGAAATGGTGGCTGCCGCACTCGAAGCCGGTTGCAGCAAGACCTCGACAGCCGAACACTACACGGGGACGTATTCCAACGTCTTTCACGTCGAAGTGCCCGAGTCTGCCGGTGGCCCCAACAACCTGTTGAAGATGATCTTGGCCGCCTTGGGCGAAGTGCCGTCGGGCGGGACCTATGACATGTCGCGGCAAATTCGCGAGCAGTTCAAGAAGCTGACCAATCCGCTGCTGATCATTGATGAAGCGCAGCACCTGAGCAAGGCGTCGATCGAAGAAGTCCGCAGTTGGTTCGACAAGGGTGTCGTGGGCATCGCCTTCTTCGGCAACGTCGGCATTCTGCAGCAGCTCTCGAAGTATGCGCAGCTCTACAGCCGGCTTTCGATGAAGCTGCAGCTTCGCCTGCCCTTTCCGGCTGACGTTGACGCCATGGCCGATGCCTGGCTGATCACGAACGCGGAAATCCGGGCCGAGCTGCAGGAAATCTGCGGAAAGCTGGGCGGGCTGCGCAACGGGACCAAGACGCTGAAGCTGGCGCGGATGATCGCGGCCTCGCAAGGCAAGGAACTTGGGATCGATCACGTGCGTGGTGCCTGGGGCGAACTCGATGTTCGCATGGTGGCAGCATGAGCGCGCCGATGGAACAGGCCGCCCGCCTGGTGCTGGCGATCAACGAACTGTCCGACAATGTCGCGCTCGATCTGACGATCCAGCGCGACGGCGTGGCCGTCCAGGGCCGCATGGTGAGTGCAGTGGGTGGCTATCGCTCGCGGCTCGACATCGGATGGTCGGACCTCAATCGCAATCCCGAGCTGGTGACGGTGGCCGTGTTGAAGACTGCGCTTGGGCTGGCGCGGGCCGAGGCGCGGTTTGACCAGGTGACGCCAGCAGCTGCGCTCGCCCTGGCTGATGGGGTTGATCAAGATGAGGGCGCGTGGGCGGCGCGGTGGGCGGTGGGCGCGTTCTCACTGGCCATCATCACGGCCGTGATCATCGCCTTGGCAAAGGGGGCAATCCTATGACGCCGAAGCTTCACGCCCCGGTGATCAACCAGGCCGCGCGGGTCCTGGGCGTCGAGCCTGCCGCGCTGCTGGTGCCCGACAAGCGCCAACCGCTGGTGCGTGCCCGCGCCCTGGTCGTGTGGTTGCTGCGCGCTCTGCCGTCCCGGCCGATGTCATACCCGGCGATCGGCCGGGTGCTGGGCGGCCTCAATCACAACACGGTGATCAAACTTCATCGCAAGGCCATCTACCTGCGGCTGCGCGATCGGAAGTTCGGTGCGGCTTGCCGATGGTTTCTGGCCCGCTTCTACCTGACCGAGGAGGACATCAATGTCCGCAACTAAACGGGCGCCGAAAGCGCAGTTCGACGGCACCACGCAGGCGCGCCGGTCGATGATCGCGAAAATCCAGATCGCGCGAAAGCAGCTGGCGATGAACGAGGACGATTATCGCCAGGGCGTGTTCGATGCATCCGGCCGGCTCAGCCTGACCGAATGCACAGACAACCAGCTGCATCGCATCCTGGAATGGCTCAAGAGCAAGGGCTTCAAGCCGTTGCCGAGCGCCCGTGCCGCCGCGCACCCCATGGCGTTGAAGGCGCGCGCGTTGTGGGTTTCGCTGTATCACCTGGGTGTGGTTCACAACCCGGCCGAGCCAGCGCTTGAGGCCTTCGCCAAGCGGCAGCTCAAGTGCGAGCGCCTAGTATGGGCGCGCCAGTCCGATGCGAACAAGCTGATCGAGGCACTCAAGAGCATGGGCGAGCGAAATGGCTGGCTGCAGCATGATCGGTGCACCGGCAAGCGGCTTGATCCGATCGCGTTGCAGGCCTCGCTGTGCAGCGCGATCCTGATCAAGCTGAAAGACCGTGACCTCGTGCCCGCCGGCTGGGCGCTGCACGATGCCGCGCAAAAGCTCTGCCGGATCAAGAACGGCAAAGACCAGCCCTGGACGGCTGAAGACTATCAGACGCTTGCATCCGCCCTGGGGGGTAAGCTGCGCGAGCTGGGAGGCCCCGACGCGGGCATGGCGGCATGATCGGGCTGTTCAACCAGAAGGGCTCGTTCGGGCCTTCGCTCGACTGGCAGCGCCGGCCGGTGCTGGGGGATACCGGCCGCCGCGATCATCTGCGCCGTATCCGCGCCCTTCGCCAGGCCGCGCTGATCCTGTGCAGCTTCGCGGCCGGGGTGGCATTTGCTGCCGGGTGGTTCCACTGATGGCCGGTCAGCGCAAAGCGCCGTTGGTGCATGTGTCCAACGAAGCGGTGCTACGCTGGCTGCAGCGCACCGGCACATTCGATGTCGAGCAGGTGCGGCAGATGCTGGCATCAGCCCTGGACAAGGCCGTCCAGGCCGGTGCGGCAATGGGGGCCGAGGAATTCATCGTCCTATCCGGGGGCATGGTGTTCGTGGTCCGCAGTGGCGTGGTGACGACCGTGACTCAGGACGATGGCCGGCATAGCCATGCGCGCCTGCTGGCACGCCGGGCGCGGGAGGCGGGATAATGGGCGAGTTCCGCCTTACCACAGAGTTGCAGGCTATCCTGGGTATGGACGGCTATGTGCGCTTTTGTGACGCACTGGGCGGGACACGCGTTTATGTCAGCCATTCGTTTCGCGACGAGCACGAAGTGGTCCAGGCGGTGGGGCGCATCCTGGCCGACAAGCTGAGCCGGGCCATGGCGCCAGCAACGATCCGGGTGCCATTGGCGCGGCGCGAACGTGCACTGTGGTTTCGCGCGCAAGGCATGAATAACGGAACGATCGCGCGCAAGCTGGGTATTACCGAGAACGGCGTAGGCAAGCTATTCGGCCGAGAGCACGACTTGCCAGAACGGCCCGGTTCCGCCAAGAACGACCGACAGTTAAACCTGTTCTGATTTCAGGCCCTCTTAGGCAGGCGTATTCGCCGGCCGTTCAAAACATCAATGCTTCCCCATCGAAGGGCCGGCGGCATCTATGCCTGCCGGCCCGGTTTTGGATCGGGGGCCGCCATGAGCGCGAATGTTCAGAAAATCATCGATCGCACGATCGGGGTGGAAGGCCGCTACAGCGCCAACCTCAATGATCGCGGCGGCCCCACTTGCTGGGGGATCAGCCGGCAGGTTGCGCGGGCCTATGGCTATACCGGCGACATGCGGACGATGCCGCGCCCGATCGCCGTGGAAATCTACCGCAAGCGCTATTGGGAAGAGCCGGGCCTGGCGCGCGTGGGTGATCTGGCGCCTAACCTGGCTGCCGAGTTGTTCGATACCGGCGTAAACATGGGCACGAGCGTGCCCGGCACGTTCCTGCAGCGCGTGCTGAACGTGATGAACCGGCAGGCTTCCGACTATCCCGATATTCCGGTCGATGGCCGGATCGGCACCATGTCGATCGCCTCGCTGTCCGCGTTCCTGAAGGTACGAGGCGCGGCCGGGGAAAATATCCTGATCAAGGCCTGTGATGCCCTGCAGGGCGCGCGCTACATCGGCATTGCCGAGAGCGATGCCAGCCAGGAAGCGTTTGTCTTCGGCTGGGTCACCAACCGTGTTGGCGCCGGCCAGTGACCTTCTGGGACTGGCTGAGCCGTGTGGGGCCGGGCTGGCCCAATGGGCGCGGGTGGTATGCCGCCGCGCTGTTCCTGCAAACCTGTGCGATCCTGGTGCTGCTCTACGTGGCGCCTGAGCTGGGCAAAAACGACTTCTTTCAGACGCTGGCCACGGCGATCGTGGTCACGGGTTGGGTCGGCTTTGCCGTCGCCGGTCGCGACAACCGCATCGATCGCGAACAGGTCGGCCAGGCGCAGGCCCTGGCGCAAGAGCTGGTAGCCCATCTGCGCCAGCAGGCGGCGCTGCCTGCTCAGCCTGCTGGACTGCCGGCGCCGACCGTGGCGGAGACGATGCCATGACCTCGCTAGCCTGGCGCGTCGCTGCGATCGGCGTAGCCGTCCTTTTGCTGATCGGCTGGCTGGTGCTGCACGATCGCAGCGTGGTCGCCAAGCACGATGCGCGGATCGAGGCGGCGGCCAGCGCTGCCCGTGACCAGGCCGCCGACGAGCGGACGCAAGACGCCGTCACCAACACCCGCAACGAACAGGATTTGCACCATGCGATCGACGGCGCGCCGACTGGCGGTTCGCTCAGCCCTGCTGCCCATAGCCTTGCTTGCGAGCGGCTGCGCAAGCTTGGGCGGGTTCCCCCCTCCTGCGGACTTGGCAGCGGCGACGGAGGCCAAGCCGGTGCCCGGTGACGAGATCGCCACCGATCCCGTGGCCGAGGCGCACTACAACGCCGATGTCGAAGCCTGGGGCGATCGGTTGCGATCGGCCGGCGGGCGGCTCTGCCGTTTCTTCGCGCGGCGGCGCATGCCAGGCCTGACCTGCCCGGCCGAGGCTGGGCAATGAGCGGCGCTCGCCAGACGTGGAACCTGGGCAATGCCATGGGCGGCGGCGTTCTGTTCCTGGTGCGCGAGGATGGCGCCTGGACGCTGCGCCTGGCGCAAACCCGTAATGACCAGGCCATCCCCATTTCAGCCGCCCAGGCCGGAATGCTGGCCGACCTGATCGCGCCGCGCAAATGAAGGTCACCGATCGGATGATCGAGGCCGCAGAGGCCACCGTCCAACGCGAAACCGACGAAGCAATAGCGCGTATCCGGGCCGAACTGGTCGAGGAAGGCGAAGATTTCTGCATCGATTGCGACGACGCGATCGACCCCAGGCGCAAGGTGGCCATGCCGTCGGCCGAGCGCTGCATCCATTGCCAACAGGCCTACGAAAGGAGCCAGCGTGCTCAACACGATTAGTCAGTGGGGCGCGCTGGTGGCGCTGGGCCTCAGTATCGGCAACCTCTTGTGGGCATGGGTGAGTCGCCCGGCGCGCGATGTCGGCAAGCGCGTGGACGAGGCCAACGATCGGATCGAGGAAGCGTTCGAAGGCTTGAAGGGCCACGATCGCCGCATCCAGCGGGTGGAGGACGACATGCGCCACCTACCGACCAAGGAAGACCTGCACGCCCTCAGCACAAAGGTGACGGGCGTGAAAACCGAACTCGACATCATCGCCCGCGTGGTGACGCGGATCGATGAATTCCTGAGGAGCCGTCCGTGAGCTATGACCAGAAGTGCCAGGAAGACGCGCGCCTGGCGATCCTTGCCGAGCTGGCGCAGCAGCGCGACGCGCGGCTGAACAGTCGCAACCTGCAAACCGTGGTCGACCAGATCGTGCGCAACCGCCCACGCGAATGGGTGGAAGCACAGTTGCGCTGGCTGGACAGCATGGGCGCGATCAACCTGGTCGAAAGCACCTTGCCCGGCCTGGGGCCTGTGCACCTGGCCACGCTAACCCGGCTGGGCCGCGATCACGTCGAGCGGCGCCAGTTCATTCCTGGCGTCACACTCCCGGCCGACGAGGAGTAAGGCCCGATGGCCGAGCGCTACAACACCCGGAAGAGCAGCCGGCCGAATGGAAGGGGGCAGTTGTCGTCGATCGACCTGCTGCCCGAGGAGGCCGACGAGGCCATTGCCTGGGCCAATGCGCAGCTGCGTGAGCGGTCGATGCCGCAACAGGAAATCCTGCGGCAGTTTAACGCTCAGCTGGCCGATTTGGGCGCCGCGCCGATAACGCGCAGCGCGTTCAGCCGGCATTCGGTGCGCCTTGCGATCGAGCTGCGCAAGATGGAGGCAAGCCGCCAGCTTATGGACCTGGTCCTGAGCCGGATGGAGCCTGGCGAAAGCAGCGACAGCACAATCGCGGCAACCGAGCTGCTCAAGTACCGGATCATGGAACAGGTCATGGCCGAGGACAAGCCCGATCCCAAGCTGCTGCTCAACGCCACGCTGGCCCTGCAGCGCCTGTCGGCCACGAATGCGCGCGAGGCGGCCGTGCAGCGGCGTGACAAGCTCGACCAGCAGGAGGAAGCGGCGCGCGCGGCGGAGCAGGCAAAGCGCGAGCAGGCCGATGCCGAGGCGGCCGAGAAGGTGGACCGGATCGCGAAGGAAGCGGGCCTTTCGGCCGACCATATCGCGTCGATCCGCAAGGGCGTGCTGGGGTTGGCAGGATGACGACGGCGCGGCGCACCAAGAAGAAGCGACCCGCGACGACGCGGGTGCTGCTCGACGCAGAAAAGCTTGCACCGATGCTTGTCGAGCTGGCGGGCAATCTGGGCGATGGCGCGATGCCGACCGTGTTCGGCTGGCGCGGTCGGTACGGCAACCTGACCAGGGCGCGCGCCGACTATCCCAACGGATGGACGGTCACGATGAACTTCGCGCGCTCGGGCGTGCGGATCAACGGCCAGGGCACAATGACCAGTTGGACGGCCACCTGGCGTGGCATGGTCAAAGGAAAGGCAAAGGCGGATGGTTAAAGAAGACCAGGGCGACGATGACTGCCTGACCTGCGAGCATTGCCAAGGCCGCTTTCTGCCCGAGGACATGGACGGCGAACACTGCCGCGAATGCGCGGCTGAGATTTTTGGCGCCAGTTGATCATGATAGAAAATCCTTCCTGCAAAGACTGCATCCACTTGGCTGGCCGCCTGACGTGCGCTCGGCCAGTGGGCAGTCACTGGAACGCGGCGGCCGGCCAGCGCCGATCGCGGCTCAATGTCGATGCCGGCATCGAGCGATCCAGCCAGCGTTCGCTGCTGCGCAAGCGGCGCTGTGGCCCTGAGGGGCTCTTTTTCGAGGCAAGGGAGCAGCAAAGTGACTGATCCGAAATACATGCGGCCGGGTTACGATTTTGCGATCGGCAAGCTGGTCGAGGAAGCTGGCGAGTTGCAGGAAGCCTTGGGGCGCCTCCAAGCGGCACTGGGCAAAACTCTCCGTTTCGGCCCGGAAAGCGTCAACCCGGAAAAGCCGCACGATGAGCAGGAGAGCAACGCAGCTTGGGTTGAGCGCGAAATCATCGATGTCTTGGGTGCGGCACAAAACTACCTGAGGGCTGATGGTTTCCGTCGTGTTGCGTCAGCCGTCCCATTTCACGCGGACTATTGCCACGTCAAACGGGGCAGCCGCTATCGCATTATTGGCAATGCAGTGCTTCAGGATGCCTCTAGCCGAGGCGTAGAGGAAGGGGCCATTCTGGTCATCTACCAAGGAGAGAACGGTAGCCTCTGGGCGCGGGCTGATGGTGAATTCCTTGACGGGCGCTTCGTGCCTGCGGCGGCGATCACCTGATGGTCAACCCGATCAAGAAGGCGGCCATGGCAGGTGCGGCCATGGCGACGGCGCTGGCTTCCACGACCGGCGCCCAACCTGTTCTGCCGCGCGATCCCGCACACCTGCCTCAGGAACTGCCGCGCGGCGCGGAAATCCCGCACGATCTGGACCCGCTTGCCGATGGCGTGCTGATGAAGCACCAGCGGGCGTGGCTGGAAGACAAGAGCGATCTGAAGATCGCCAAGAAGGGACGCCGCACTGGCATTACCTTTGCCGAGGCCCTGGATGATACCCTGATCGCCGCTGCCGCACGCTCGGCGGGCGGCGACAACGTGTTCTACATCGGGGACACGAAAGACAAGGGCCGCGAATTCATCGGCTATGTCGCGCACTTCGCCAAGACGGTGGCGAAGGAGCTGGCGACGGTCGAGGATTTCATTTTCGCGGACGAACGCGAAGACGGCACGACGAAGGACATTTCGGCGTTCCGCGTGCGCTTTGCCAGCGGCTTCCGCGTCGAGGCGCTGTCTTCGCGACCGGAGAACATTCGCGGCCTTCAGGGCGTCGTCGTGATCGACGAGGCCGCGTTCCATGGCGACGTGCGCCAGGTGATCGACGCGGTGAACGCGCTGCTGATCTGGGGCGGCAAGATCCGCGTGATCAGTTCGCCCAATGGCCAGCTCAACCCGTTCGAGGAGCTGTATGCCGAAGCGGAGTCGGGCAAGAACGGCTTCAAGCCCCACTTCATCCCCTTCTCAGAAGCCGTAGAGAACGGGCTTTATCGCCGGGTCTGCCTGATGAAGGGCTGGACCTGGACGCAAGAAGCACAAGATGCCTGGGAAGCGAAAATCCGGGGCGCCTATGGCACGCGCACCGCGCAGATGCGCCAGGAACTGGACGCGATCGCGGCCGATGCGGTCGGCTCGGCCATGCCGCGCGTCGTCATCGAGCGCGCGGCCCAGGAGCGCGACATCGTCGTGCGCTATTTCCTGCCCGATGCGTTCAAGAACGCGGAAAAGAAGCTACGCCAAGTGCAGGTCGACGAATGGCTACGGACCGTGATCGCGCCGCGCCTGAAGACGCTCGACGCAAAGCGGCGTCACGATTTTGGGTTGGACTTCGCGCGCAGCGGCGACGGTTCGGACCTCGTGATCCAGGAACTGGGCCAGGACCTGACCCGGCGCTGGCGCCTGGTGATCGAAATGCGCAACGTGCCGTTCGAAACACAGAAGCAAATCCTGTTCTTCGTTGGCGAGCGCCTGCCGCGCTTTGGGCACGGCGCCCTCGATGCCACCGGCAACGGCGCCTACCTGGCCGAAGTCGCCGCGCAGAAGTGGGGCGCGCGGATCAGCGAGATTAAGCTGTCGGCCGAGTGGTATCGGCAGAACGGCGCACCCTATGTCGATGCCTTTGGCGATGAAACCGTGCGGGTCGCCAAGGACGATGACATCGTGCGCGATCACCAGGCGCTCCAATACGTGAACGGCGTGATCAAGGTGCCCGACGATCTGCGCTATCCAGGCAGCGACGGCCATATGCGCCACGGCGATACGGGCATCGCCGGCATGCTGGCCTGGTTCGCCTCGCGCCAGGGCGCCGTCTCCTACGGCTATGAGCCGGTGCAAACCGAGCGGCGCGATGACACCCGCTATCGCGATTATGCCGAGGACGATGACGACGATCGCGACGACGATTGGCGTGGGCCGGTAGGCCGACGGCTCAGATCAGGAGGAATTTCGTAATGGTACTGGTCGACCAGTGGGGCCAGCCCCTGCGCCGCGAGGTGATGACGCGCGAGATCGGCGGCGCCGGCATTGCCGGCGTGCGTTCCCCGATCGCGGGCTATCCGACCGATGGCATGACGCCCGCGCGCCTGGCCAACCTGCTGCGCGCGGCAGCCCAGGGCGATCCGCTCGAATATTTCGAGATGGCCGAGCTGATCGAGGAGCGCGACCTGCACTATGCCGGTGTGCTCGCCACGCGGAAGCGCAGCGTCACCCAGATCGACATCACCGTCGAGGCGGCATCGGATGATCCCGAAGACGTGCGCCGCGCCGACATGGTGCGCGAATGGGTTTCGCGCGACGAGCTGGCCGACGAAATGTTCGATATGCTCGACGCGATCGGCAAGGGCGTGTCGTTCACGGAAATCATCTGGGATACGTCGGAAGGCCAGTGGTATCCCCAGCGCCTGGAATGGCGCGATCCGCGCTGGTTCACCTTCGACCTGACCACGATGAAGCAGCCGATGCTGCGCGGCGGGATTGACGGTGGCGCGGTCGCTGAGCCGCTGCCCGCGTTCAAGTTCATCTATGCCCAGATCAAGGCCAAGTCGGGTTTGCCGATCCGCAGCGGCATTGCCCGCCTCGCGGCCTGGTCCTGGATGTTCAAGGCCTTCACCCAGCGCGACTGGGCAATCTTTGCCCAGACGTATGGACAGCCGGTGCGGATCGGTAAATTCCACGAAGGCGCCACGAAGGAAGACCGCGCCACGCTCTATCGCGCCGTGGCCAACATCGCGGGCGACTGCGCCGCGATCGTGCCGCAGTCGATGGAGATCGAGTTTGTCGAGGCCAAGAATGTCGGCGCCGGCTCCGATCTCTATGAGCGCCGCGCCGACTGGCTCGATCGGCAGGTGTCGAAGGCGATCCTGGGCCAGACCACCACGACCGACGCGGTTTCGGGCGGGCATGCGGTTAGCCAGGAACACCGCCAGGTGCAGGAAGACATCGAGACGGCCGACTGCAAGTCTGTCTCGGCCACGATCAACCGGGACCTGATCCGGCCGTGGATGGACCTGGAATTCGGTCCCGGCCGGAAATATCCGCGCCTGGTGATCGCGCGGCCCAAGCAAGAAGACGTCAAGCAGTTGACGGACAGCCTGGCTGCGCTGGTGCCACTGGGCCTGCGCGTCCAGGCCAGTGAGGTTCGCGACAAGCTGGGCCTGTCGGAGCCCGATGCCGGTTCGGAAGTGCTTCAGGCGGCGCTGAAGCCTGCGGAAGCCGGGCCAGCGGCAGTGGCCCTGCAGTCGGCCCAGGCGCCGGCCAAGCCTGCAGCCGATCCGCATCCGGCCGACCTGATCGCGGCGGCCATGGCGGAGAAGGCCGTGCCGGCCGTGGCGCAGATGGTCGCATCGATCGAGACCATGCTGCAGAAGGCGCGCGACCTTGGCGAGTTTCGCGACATGCTGATGAGCGCCTATCCCGATCTGCCGGTTGATACCCTGGCGAAAGTCATGTCGCAGGGCATCGCATCGGCGCTCGCGGCCGGTCGATCGGACCTTGTCGACGAAAGTGGGGCATAGGCGCCCTGCGGCGCTCGCTGGGGCGCGTTTGGCATCCACCATCATAAATCGGGGGCGACTGCCTTCTTAGCCCTTCTTAAAACTTCTCAAGCGGCCATCGGAGATCAATCGTGAGCCACCCGTCCGCAGTCTCAGGCGCATTCGGGCAACCGTTCACCCAGCAGGTCGCATTCTTCCGTGGCAAGCTGGGCAACCTGGTGCCAACGCAGCGCTGGGATGACATGCAGGCCGAAGCCCACGATACGGGCTTCATGGTGGCCGGCGCCGCCAAGGCCGATCTGCTGACCGATCTGGCCGCTGCCGTCGACAAGTCGCTGTCCGAAGGGCGCGGCATCGAGGAGTTCCGCCGCGACTTCCAATCGATCGTGGCGCGCAATGGCTGGACGGGCTGGACCGGCGAAGGCAGCGTCCAGGGCGAAGCCTGGCGCGTGAAGACGATCCTGCGCACCAATGCCTACACCAGCTATTCGGCCGGCCGGCATGCGCAGCTGCTCGACGGCGATTTCGCGTTCTGGGTCTATCGGCATGGCGACAGCCGCGAACCGCGTCTTCAGCATGTGGAATTCAACGGACTTGCCCTGCCGCCCGGCCATCCGTTCTGGGTGAAGTACTACCCGCCTTCCGCCTGGGGCTGCAGCTGCTATGCCCTGGGCGCGCGGACGGCGGCCGGCGTGCGGCGCCTGGGCGGCGATCCCTCCAAGACGCTGCCGGCAAACTGGGACGCGATCGACCTCAAGACGGGCGAGCCCGCCGGCATCGGCAAAGGGTGGGGCTATGCGCCTGGCGCGTCGGTTGCCCCGGCAGTGCAGGCCGTGGCCGCCAAGATCGGCAGCTGGGATTACCGCGTGGCGAAAGCCTTCATGGATGACGTGCCGGCGCCGCAGCGCGATGCCCTGGCCCAGGCCTATCGCGCATTGCCGAGCACGGCCGATGATGCGCGGCGCTATGTCCAGGCGATCGAGCAGGACCGCGCGCCGGCCCTGGACGCACCATCGCGCACGCTGGGCCTGTTGACCGACGAACAGATTGCGTCTGCCCAGGGCGTGAAGGCCAATGGCTTCGACTTCTCGTTGTCGATCGACGAAGTGCGCCACGTGCTGGGCCAGCATGGCGATGGCGGCGCGGAAGTGGCGCGGGGGCAGCGCGCGGTGACGGCGGATGATTTCGCGCTGCTGCCGGCGATCCTGAATGCCGGGCAGCCCAGGCCGGTTGGCCGATCGAACCGCCATGATGCAGCCGTGTTCGAAGTGACGGCCGAGATCGGTGGCGAAACCTATGTCACGCGGTGGGAGTATCGGAGCAAGCGGCGCACCCTAGCGCTGCAGAGCTTCTTCATTCGGACTGGGAAGCGTGCCTGATCGCCCCTTCCCGAACGTTCGCAACGGAACCGGTTATTGGCCGGCAGGTCGATGCGATCAGGCGGAGTTGATGTAGCATGATCCGGACAGAATTCAACGCGAGCGAAGCGGCCGACGCGATCCGCAAGGCGATTGCCCAGCTTTCCGACATGCGCCCGCTTTTCCAGGACGTGACGGAATACATGATCGAAGCAACGCGCCAGCGCTTTGCCAAAGGCGTCGATCCCGATGACAACGCCTGGGCAGCAAAGGCGCAATCGACGCTCGATCGGTACAAGCGCATGGGATACGGCAAGCTGCCCCGCCCATTGATCGGCGCCGGCCGGCGCCTGTCACGCGAGATCGTGGGGGAAGCGACGCGCGATGGCAGCGTGATCGGATCGGCGCTGATCTACTCGCGCGTCATGCAGGACGGGGCAGAAAAGGGCGAATTCGGTGCCGATCGGCGCGGCCATCCCATCCCGTGGGGGCGCATTCCGGCGCGCACCTGGCTGGGTATCTCGAAAGAGGACGAGCGCCAGATCATCGACATTGCCGACGAGCACCTAGCTGAGCACTTGTCGCCGGGCACCTGATGGCACCTGACGGGTTGACCTGAAGGACCGTTTCAAGCCATCACGGCCTGAGAACAGGCCATCGGCTGTTTCTGGCCCGCGTCGGCAGGCATATTTTTAGACGCTGCGGCGGGGCACACCCTTGCCGATGACGCGCAAAACCCCCTCCATTGCACTCTGCTCGGCCCTCGACATCGCGGATGGCGATGGTGCGCCGGAATGGGTGCACCTGCTGCCGGCCGGCGAAATCCGCACGGTCGATGGACGTGGCCCCTATCGCGCCACGTCGCTGCAGTCGGTGATCGAGCATTCGCTCAAGCCTGGCGACAAACTGCCGATCGACGAGAACCACGCCACCGACAAGGGCGCGGCGCTGGGGCTTGCCGCGCCGGCACGTGGCTGGATCGTGGAACTGCAGGCGCGCCAGGATGGCCTGTGGGGCCGTGTCGAATGGACCGGCGAAGGCGCGAAGTTGATGGCCGACAAAGCCTATCGCGGGATTAGCCCGGCGATCCTGCACACGGCCGACAAGACCGTGGTTGGCGTGCTGCGCGCGAGCCTCACCAACACCCCAAACCTGCAGGGCATGGTGTCCCTGCATTCGGAGGAAGTGCAAATGGACTGGAAAGCGAAGCTGATCGAGCTGCTTGGGCTCGACAGCGGCGCCGACGACGCGGCCATCGAGGCGGCGCTGAAGGCGAAGATGACCGGCGGGGCCGGCGATAAGGTGGCGCTCTGCGCGCAGGACCTGCTTGAACTGCCGCAGTTCGTGGCACTGCAGAGCCAGCTCACGGAGGTCACCGGCAAGTACAACGCCCTGGCCGATACGACCGCGCGCACAGCATCGACCGCGTTTGTCGACGCGGCGATCGCGGCGGGCCGCGTGGGCCTCAAGCCGGTGCGCGATGAGTACATCGCCCTGCACATGCAGGACGCCGGCCGCGCCGCAAAGCTGATCGGCAGCATGCCTGTGCTCAAGGGCGAGGTGATCCTGGACACCGTCCAGGCCGATGGCGGCAAGCCCGCGCTGAACAAGGATGACCGTCTGGTCATGAGCCTGTTCGGCGTGGCCGAAGACGAATACCGCGAACGCCTGAAGGCCAGCGGTCTGCACAAGGAAGCCCTGTAATGGCTGCTCTCACCGCACCGCGCAGCACGCCCGAGAAGATCGGGCCGGAGCGCGCCGTTCCCTTGGCCGCCAATGCCAAGGTCTACCAGGGCGGCATGGTCCAGATCGCCGCGTCGGGATACGGCGTGGCCGCCGTTGCCACCGCTGCCAACGTGACCGTCGGCATGGCGCGCGAGACCGTCGACAACACGGGCGGCGCGGCCGGGGCCGTGTCGGTCAAGACGCGGCGCGGCGTGTTCCGCTTCGGCAATTCGGCGGCCGGCGATGCGATCGGCCGCACCGAGATCGGCAAGACCGTCTACGTCGTGGATGATCAGACCGTCGCCAAAACCGACAACGCTGGCGCGCGTCCTGCCGCCGGCAAGTGCTTCGACGTGGACGCCAATGGCGTCTGGGTCGAGTTCCTCTGAGGGGCCTGCATCATGGATATCACTACCGACAATCTTAACCGGCTGCGGGTCGGCTTCAGCAAGTCCTACCAGGGGGCGCTGGGCTCGGCCGGGAGCGATGCACAGCGCATCGCCACCCGTGTGCCCGCAACCCAGAAGAGCCAGACCTATGGCTGGCTCGGCAAGCTGCCCAACGTGCGGGAATGGATCGGCGCCCGCGTGGTGCAGAACATTGCCGAAAGCGACTACACGATCAAGGAACGGCCCTGGGAACTGACCATCGGCGTCGATCGCGATGACATCGAGACCGACAACCTTGGCCAGTATGCCCCGCTCTTCTCGGAAATGGGTATCACGACTGGCGATTTCAGCCAGCAGTTGCTGTTCGGCATGCTGGTCCTGGGCTTCACCACGAACTGCTTTGACGGACAGTTCTTCTTCGATACCGACCATCCGATCATCGGCGCCGATGGCAACATGACCACGTTCGCCAATACCGATGGCGGCAACGGCACGCCGTGGTTTCTGATCGAAGTGAGCCGCGCGATCCTGCCGATCATCTGGCAGGTGCGTCGCGACTTTGGCGACATCGTCGCACGCGACAAGGTGACCGACGACAACGTCTTCGACTTCAACGAATTCCGCTATGGCGTGGATGCCAGGATGAATGCCGGCTTCTCGTTCCCGCAGCTCGCCTGGGGTTCGAAGCAGACACTAGACGCGGCTCACTACGAGACCGCCAAGGTGGCGATCAGCAGCATGAAGGGCGACTATGGCCGCCCGCTGGGCCTGGGCAAGAAGCTGCTCCTGGTCGTGCCGCCCTCGCTCGAAGGCGCGGGCCGTTCGATCCTGACCTCGCAACTCGTCAACGGCGGCGAAAGCAACAAGTGGGCCGGGTCGGCCGAGTTGCTCGTCACGCCCTGGCTGGCCTGAGGAGGATAGGTCATGGCAAAGCGGACAACGATCGAGGCTGCCGGCACCTTGCCGGCCGCCGTCCTCGCAGCGGCTGCCACCGGCAGCAGCGATGGCTCGGTCGAGGGCGCCATCGCTGGCCAGGGCGGCGCTGATGTCGTCAACGGCGGCGGGGCCGAAGGCAGCACCGATGCTGGCAACGGCGAAGGTTTGAGCGAAGGTGCCAACCAGGGAAGCCAGGGCGCTGCCAATGGCGAGGGCATCGATGCGAGCCAGGTTGCCCTGGGCGCGGGGAACGGTGGCGATGGTGGCGCGGAAGGCGGCGGCATTGCCGGCGACGACGAAGGCGGCCCCGAAATGCAGCAGCCGATCCTTGTGCGATCGGTGGCCGCCAAGGGCCGCTGGCGCATCGGCATGCATTTCACGCGGGAACCGATCCTGCTCGATGCCGCCGAACTGGATGACGATCAGAAGGCGCGCCTTTCGGGCGATCTTGAGCTGATCATCCAGGTTGTGGACTGACGGGGGCGGCTGGTGAGCTATGCAACCCTGCCACTGCTGATCGAGCGGTACGGCGAAACGCTGCTGTTGCAGGTGGCGGATCGCGCGGTGCCGCCGGCCGGCGCGATCGACAGTGCCATTGTCGATCGCGTTCTGGCCGATACCGATGCGGTGGTGGATGGCTACCTCGCCGGCCGTTACGTCCTGCCCCTGGCAATCACGCCGCCGCTGTTGGCCGACATCGCCGCCTCGATCGCGATCTACAAGCTGCATGTCTATTCGCCGGATCAGAAGATCGCGGACGAATATCGCGATGCCATCACCAGCCTGGGCAAGATTGCGACGGGCACCATTCGTCTGCCGGTGGCCGGTGTCGAGCCGGCCGGAACCGATGCCAGCGGTGTTGTCGTGTCCGATCGGCCGCGCGACTTCACGCCCGACAACCTGCGCGGGTTCGTATGATCCGCGTGGCCGATGTCATGGCGCGGATCGAGGAACGCGTGCCCGACCTTGCCGGCAAGCTGGGCACCGCAACCGACTTCGCCGCGCTGGTCGAGCGCAACCAGGTGCCGCAGCGTCCTGGCGCATCGGGCTTTGTCCTGCCTGGCCGCCTATCCGGTGGCGCTGTCGGCGCGATGGCTGGTCTGTTCACCCAGTCGGTGGGGCAAGGCGTGATCGTGGTGCTGAGTGTTCGCGTGGCGAGCGACCCTACGGGCGCTGTGGCACTCGACCAGCTCAGCCCGGTTGTCGATGCCGTGATCCGCGCAGTGTGCGGGTGGTCACCTGACAATGCCCCTGGCGTCTGGGCGCTGGTGTCGGCCGAACTGGTCGGATCAACGGCCGGGGTGCTGATCTACCAGATCGATTTCACGCTCCAAGACCAGTTGAGGATCACACCATGAAGAAGCTTGCCGAGCCGGGCGCACCGGACAGCGGCGATACTGCCGACACGATGATCGACGCCGGCATCGATGCCGGCGCTGCAACGCCTGAAGTGCCGGTCGAAACGCCCGCCGCTTCGCCCAAGACAGACACCGAAGCGATGCCGGCGCACGGCGGCAGCTTCATCCGCCAGGCCGATGGGTCTTTGGTGCGTGCCAACGATGAAGGGGGGGCCGCCTAAATGGCCAAGTACTGGAAGAGCAAAACCATCCTCGCCAAGATCGAGGCCATCTATGGCACCGATCCCACGCCCACGGGTGCGGCCAATGCGATCCTGGCCGAGGACGTGACCTATACGCCGATGGACGGCGAATGGGTGAAGCGCAATGTCGAGCGCACCTGGTTCGGCGCCAAGCCTGGCGTTGGTACTGGCTTCCGTTCGGGCCTGACATTTTCCGTGCCGATGGTGGGTTCCGGCGTACTCGGCACCGCGCCTGGCTGGGCACCGCTGATCCGCGCCTGTGGCGTGGCCCAGGTGGTCACCGCCGGGGTGAAGGTCGAATATGCGCCGATCACTGACGCGCCCGAGTCCTGCACGCTCTATTTCGACATCGATGGCACCAAGCACGTGATGCTTGGCACGCGCGGCACGGTGATGTTCAAGCTTGGCGCGAGCGGCATCCCCATGCTGCAATTCACGCTGACCAGTTTGTTCACCGTGCCCGCCGAGGCGGCCAAGCCGACGCCGGACTATTCCCAATTTGTCGATCCGGAAGTGGCGAGCAAATTCAACACGCCGACGTTCACGATCGGTGGCGCGGCTTTCGTTCTGCGCGATTTCGAACTGGACCTGGGCAACGACGTGCAGCCGCGGATGCTGATCGGCCAGGAGAGCATCATCATTGCCGATCGCGAAGAGACGCTGAAGGTGCAGGTCGAGGCGGTGGCGCTCAACGTCTATGACCCGTTCACCGTGTGCAAGGCCGGCACCAAGCAGGCCATCGCCTTGGCGCATGGCACAGTGATCGGCCGCAAGACGCGTTTCGATCTGCCGACCTGTCAGCAGCAAATGCCGACCTATCAGGAACAGCAGGGCATCCTGGAATGGCCGCTAACCTTCACGCCGCTGCCGACCGCCGGCAACGACCAGTGGAAGATCACGCTGACCTGATCTGGCGTCACTTTCCCTTTCGCGCGGCGGCCGGTTTCGCCGCCGCGCCCATTCTTCGATCCAAGAGGTTTACCCATGTTCAAGATCACGACTGAACCGAAATTCACGCATCCGGTGACCGTTTGCGTTCCCGTGGATGGGGGCTTCAAAGAGCAGACGTTTCCTGTGACATTCCGGGTGCTGCCGATGGACCAGCTCCAGCAGGAAGAAGGCAGCGCCGGCCAGATCGAGACGCTCCGCAAAGTCGTGGTGCATATGGGCGAACTGGTTGACGAGAACGACCAGCCGATCAGCTACTCCGACGACATCCGCGATCAGCTGATCCAGTTCAGCTTCGTGCGCCTGGCCATTCTCAAGAAGTACATCGAGGCCATGTCGAAGATGAAGGCGGGAAACTGAGGGCGGCTGCCCGCCATTGGGCGGGCGGCGGCAAACGGGACCTGTCCAACGCGGCGCGCGAAGCTCGCGAATTCGGCATCCCCGAGGAGATCATCGCAAAGATCGAGGGCAGGAAAGATGATCGGTTCGAAGTCTGGGCAGAGAACTGGGCCACACTGGAAGCCTTCCTGTTCGTTTCGACCCAATGGCGCGTGGTCAACCGGGGCGGCGGCCTGGAGCCGATGCTGACCTACTGGATCGGCCTCGACTATGCGGCGGCCGCAGCCGGCCTGGCCGGTGCCGGTATCGAAACGACCCCTGAAATCTGGAGCGGGCTGCGCGTGATGGAAAGCGCGGCTCGCAATGTGCTCAACGGAAACCTGGACGCGGACTAATGGCGCTCAAGACATCCCTGGTTATTTCGGGTGACGCCAGTTCAGCTAAGGCGGCGCTGCGTGAGGCCGATGCAGCACTGGCGAAAAATACCGCCGAGCTGGAGCGTTCGCAGCGAGCGGCGGCCGAGGCAGACAAGGCAGTCGATGCGCTTACGGAAGCGCAGACGCGCGCGAAGACCGAAACAGAGCGGGCTGCGGCGGCGCTCGACAATGCTGAAACCAGCCTTGAGCAGTACAATGTCCAGGTGCTGGAAACTAAGACGGCACTTGACCTCCTTGAAGTCGAACAGCGTTCCGCGATCCAGGCGCTGCAGGAGGCAAGTGGGGCGACGGCTGCGGCAGAAAAGTCAGTAGGTTCGCTGGCCGCTGCCCAGTCGCTCGCCAAGGTCGAAGCCGACCAAACAAGGGCGGCATTCGAGAACGTTGAAGCCAGCCTGGCGCAATACGACGTCCAAGTGCTGGAAACTAAGACCGCACTTGACCTTCTTGAAGCCGAACAGCGTTCCGCGATCCAGGCGCTGCAGGAGGCGCGGGGGGCGACGGCTGCGGCAGAAAAGTCAGTAGGTTCGCTGGCCGCTGCTCAGTCGCTCGCCAAGGTCGAAGCCGATCAAACAAGGGTCGCATTCGAGAGCGTTGAAGCCAGCCTGGCGCAATACGACGTTCAGGTGCTAGAAACTAAGGCGGCACTTGGCGTTTTCGAAGCCGAACAACGAACTGCAATCCGAGCGCTGCAGGATGGCGAAGTCGGATTGCAGCGATCGACAGTTTCGGCCGGCCAAGCCAGGGCCGGCTACCAGAACCTTGGCCGCCAGATGCAGGACGTTACCGTCATGCTGCAAGGCGGGGCCAACATCGGCACCATCATATCGACCCAGGGTGGCCAGGTCGCCGATGCCGTGGCGATGATGGGCGGCCGGTTTGCTGGTGTGGCCGAGTTCCTGGCTGGCCCGTGGGGTGCGGCGATCATCGTCGGCGTGGGCATGTTGGCCAACCTTGCCGAAGGTTTCCTGAAGGCAGGCGACGCGGCCCATGAGAACGCGGCGGCGCTGGCCAGCGTGAAAGTCGGTTCCGACGCGCTCTCAAGTATTCAGACGTCGCTGGGCAACGTCTTTGACCTGACCACAGGCAAGATGAAGGATCAGACGTCGGCGGCGATCGGCCTCGCCAAGGCGTCGATCCTTCTGGCCCAGGCCCAGGCCAAGCAACGCCTGGCGGATGCCAACCGCACGATCGACGACGCCAACAGTAAGCAGCTGAGTTTCAGCGGCGGTTTCGGCGGCGGTTTTAGTATCGACCGGCAGCGCCCGCTCGAAGGCCAGGTTGCCAGCCAGTTCCGCAACGGTGCGGTCAATTCTTCGCAGGCGATCGACACGCTCAAGCGGTGGCAGGAACGGGGCAAGATCACCGATGCCGTGGCAACGCAGCTGGCCGCTGCGATTGCCAATGCAGAGGCGGAAGCGAGAAACCTCAAAGAGTTTGATGACGCCTATAACAGCCTGACTTCAGGCAAGCTGGGCGGGGAATTCATCAAACCCAAAAAGGAGCGCAAGAAAAAGCCGAAGGTGGATCATTCGGTAGAATTTGGCGAGGATACGGCGCGTAAGATTGCCGGCATTGCCGACCAGTTCGCCGATCTGCCTACGGTGGTCGAACAGTCGAACAAGGCGATGCGCGACCTTGACGCGATCGTTGCCGACATTGGCCGAAAGCACCCGCCGAACCTGAAGCAGCTGCTAAGCGACATCGGCAATGCCCGCGAGCTGATCCAGGCTAGCCTCAACAAACCGTTTGAGGACTATCTGAAAAAGGCGCGCGAGGCAGAGCAGATCGATAAGCTGCTTATTGCGGGCAAAACTGATCAGGCGACGGCTCTACGTGACATCCTGCAGCTCGAAACCAAGATGGGCCCGCTTACCGCCGAACGGCTTCAAAGCGTATTGGCTACCGTTCGCGCGGAGCGCGAGAGGTCTATGGTCCTACGCGATCAGCGCGCGATCATCGACACACAGGTTCGTGCTGTCCAAGACATGCGCGGCGCCCTTGAGCAGACCGTTGCTAACTCCCTGCGTGGCCGGTTCTCCGTGTCCAACATACTTAGTTCGTTGGGCAACGCGTGGGTTAACATCACATCGCAGAAGATCGTAGAGAGCGTTTTCGGCGGCACTTTGCGGGCATTGGAAGATCGTGCCAGCGGTGCCGATCGCGTCCAGGCGGCTGGCGAGCAAATCGCGCACAGTCTCGATCAGGGCTCTTCGGCTGTCAAAAGCTTCGCGGACGTGATCAATGCGGCGCGGACTTCCATCGAGCAAGGCGCCGCCAATCCTGTCGGCCCCGCGAGCGCAGCCAGCAGTTCTGCCGGTGGCGATCTCAGCGCCAGCGCACTCAATGACCTGACCACGGCATTCGACAAGGCGATCGGGCAGAAGGGCGGCGCCAGCGCTGACGGCATCACCGGCCCGGAAATCGTCGTCAACGGGCGGCGCAAATCGGCCGATGTATCCGGTGCCGGCAGCCTCCTGGTCGATATGGCCGATGGGATGCTGCGCTCGATCGGCGTGAAAACGCCGGTGGTGATTGGCCAGGTGCTGAGCAAGTCGCTCGCCAAGATCGAGAAGGGCATTCCCGACGCGCTTGGCGGGGCGATGACGGGGCAGACCGTGTCGAAGCTGATCCTGGGCCAGAAGGGTGACGGGATCGGCAGCGCGATCGGCGGTGCGATCGGCCAGAAGATGGGCGAAAAGTTCCTGTCGAAGGGCCTGGACCAGATCGGCGGCAAGCTGCTGGGCGGCCTGGGGAGCCTGGGCGGCCCGCTCGGTTCGGTGCTGGGCGGCCTTGCGGGCAGCTTGCTGGGCGGGCTCTTCAGCCAGGCCAAGACCGGCTATACCGTCGTCACCAACAACAGCACGTCGAGCGGCGGCAATGATGCCGCGTCGAAGCAGCAGACTTCGACCATGGGCAGTTCGCTGCAATCGACGATCCAGGCCATTGCCGACAAGTTCGGTGCGGCCGTGGGTGACTATGCCGTGTCGATCGGCAAGCGGAAGGACTATTACCGGGTCTCGGCATCGGGTTCGTCGCACGTTAGCGACAAGTATTTCAGCCGGAACAACCCTGACGCCCTCTATGATGGGCAGGATGCAGCGCAGGCCCTGTCGCTGGCGATCCAGAACGCCATTTCTGATGGAGCCATCAAAGGCGTCTCAGCGGCCGTTCAGAAGGCTCTGAAATCGTCGAGCGATATCGACAAGGCGATTCGCGAAGCGCTCAAGGTGCAGGACGTGGAGTTGGCGATCGGCGGCTTGGGCGCCGAAATGGAAAAGCAGTTTCGCACGTTTGAAGTGCAAGCGGCCGAGCGGATGCGGATCGCCAAGCAATATGGCTTCGACGTGATCGCGATCGACAAGCGCAACAACGAGGACCGGATCAAGCTGGCCAAGCAGCTGGCCGATCAGCAGGTTGGCACGCTGCAGAACCTGATCGATCAGATGACCAGCGGCGGGTTGTTCGAAGGCTCGTCCGTTGATCAGCGCAACGCGATCCTGGCGCAGATCGCGACGACCAAGGCCGAAGCGGACAAGGGAACCGAAGGCGCGGCCGACAAGCTGGCGCAGCTGCTCGAACAGCTCAATTCTGTGTCCAAGGATGCCTATGGCACGACGGGCGGTTTCGCGGCCGATCGCCAGACGATCCTGGACGCGGCGCGCGATACGATTGCCAAGGCGAATGCGCGGATCGCAGCAGCTGAAGCTGCGGCAAAGACCGATCCCGCCCTGACGACGACGAATGCAGCGCTGGACGAGAACAACGCGCAGAATGCGGACATCATTAGCGCGCTGGGGCAGGCAAACGTCTTCCTTTCGAAGATTTCCGCATCGGGCTCATCGACCACCAGCGCGCTGGCTGCGCTGGCGAGGACATCGTAATGGCCGCGCCCGTCATCCTGATCGAGACACAGCCGCGCCGGGCGGCCGATGGGGTTGCCGAGACTGTGCGCCTGGCCGGCGGCGGCGCGGCACTGCCCTATTACTATTTCGGGCAGCACTGGCGTGCCGGCATCGTGGGCCTGCCAACCTTCATCTGCTCACTCGACTTTCCCGGCGATGATCTGGGCACCGGCGCCGTGCCGCAGGCTGCGGAGATCCGCTGGGGCAATTCAAGCCAGTCGGACCTCGACGCGATGGCCGCCTATTTCTGGGGCGATGCACCGATCACCGTGCGGATCGCGCCCGAGGGTGCCGAGCCCGCCGTGGTGCTCACTGGCAAGGTGCTGCAGGCGACCATTGAGGACGGCGGCCTGAAGATTGCCCTGGCTGATCCGTCGACCGATCTGAAGAAGCCGTTGCTTACCGAACGCTATGGCGGTGCCGGCGGGCTGGATGGTCCGGCCGAGTGGGCTGGGACAATCAAGCGTCGTGTGTGGGGCCGCATCTGGAACCTGCGCGGCGATCCCATCGACAAGGCGCACAACATCTTTTGCTTTGCTGATCCTTCACGCCCGATCCAGGCGTTCACGGCTGTGCGCGACAAGGGCGCGCCTGCAGCGGCACTTACCACGGTGGCATGGGCCGGTTCGGCTGCCGCCACCCTTGCGGCGCTCCAGGCAGCGGTTGCACCGGTCGGTGGCGGGGTGCTTTGCCCGTCGATCGCGTGCGTGAAGTGGTGGACCCAGCCGGCCGGCGACCTTTGCGTTGACCTGCAGGGCGAAGCTGGCGCTGGCTATGTCGAAACGACGGCCGAGATCGCGGAACGCCTTGTCCAGGCATTGGGCGGGCCTGAATTTGCCGTGGGCACCGTGGCAGCAGCTGCGCTGGCGCGGCCTGCGCCCGTTGGCTGGATTGCCAAGGACGAGAACGAGACTGTCTCGGCCATGCTGGACGCGCTGCTGGGCAACAGCTCGTTGCTTTGGCTCCTCGATGCCGGCGGCAAGATCGTGGTGCGCCAATGGGCCTGGGGTGCCAGCGTAGCGGCCGCGATCAGCGAGGACGTGTCGCGCAAGGTGGTGTTCAAGCCGGTCACCACGCGAAAGCTGGGCTATCGCCGCAACGAACAGGTCATGGGGCGCGGCGACATTGCAGGGATCGTGTTCGCCACCGATGTCGCGTTCAACGATGGCGTGCACCTGCAGTCGCTGCAGCCGGCCGAGGCGGGCGCGACAGCCGGCGCGCCCAGCGGCACGCCGGTTGGCTCGATCACGGCCGACGATGTTTCCGGGACGATCAATTCGGGCGGTGGCGTGGCGCCGAACAAGGTGACGACGATCGCGATCACGCCGACTGCCGTTACGGCCAATGGCCTGGTCATCACCAATCCGAGCATTGACCTTCTGCCGGCAGGCAACTGGGTCGATCTTCAAAGCTACTCGTTCACGGCCACGGGCGGCGCGCTGCTGGTGTGGGGCCGGTTCGACACGCAATGGCAGATGACCAGCGGCGAAAGCGTGTACTACATCGCCTATCGGTTGTTGCGGAACGATGTGTCTGTCGCCGGTTTCGGGCCTTCCTTCGCGGGCTGGGCACGGCCGTCTCTCCTGGGCAGCGACGGCAGCGGCATGCCGATCAACTTCTCCTGGATCGATTACCCTGGGGCCGGCGCCTTCACTTTCAAGATGCAGGCCTACGTCACGACGGCAGGCACTGGCACGTTTTCCCAAATCACCGCGCTGGTGCGCGAACTCATGGTTATCGAGGTGAAACGATGAAGCGCTTCGTTGTCTACGATGCGGCGACGGGCCGCGTGCTGCGCTCTGGCACGTGCCAGGATGACGACCTGGACATGCAGGCAAGCCGCGCGGCGGGCGAGGCGGTGATGGAGATCACGGCCGAGTGCATTCGCGTGGCAGAGGTGGACCTGGATGCCGTGCGGGGCGCGCTTTATGCCAAGATCGATAGCGCGGCCGAGGACGTGCGCGCCCGCTTCGTGACGGCCGGATCGGCGCAGGCGATGATCTACCTGAAGAAAGAGGATGAGGCCCGCGCCATCGCTGCCGGCGTGAGCAAGCCGACGCCATTCCTCAACGCGGAAGCTGCCGCCACCGGTGTGACCGTGGCCAACCTTGCCGCGCTGGTGGTTGCCAAGGCCGATGCCTGGGCGGCGAAGGCAGCCGAGATCGAGGCACTGCGGCGCCGGGCCAAGGCGCGTGTTGCCCAAGCAATCAATATCGCCGCAATGCATGCCGCTGCCCAGGTCGACTGGGCCGAGATCGGGGCCTGATCCATGGCCACGGTCGATCCCGTCTATGCCCAGTGGTTGCAGGACCAGGCGCTTTATCAGGTGAGCGACGATGCAGCCGGCAAGGCGCGTTGGGGCGTGAGCGGCATTACGGCCGAGCGGATCACGACGATCGCGCTGCAGGCCGACGCGCAGGCCGAGGCCGCGCGCCAGCTCGCCTTCATGGGCGGCCCGCTGGTGCAGGACGAGCACGTCCTCGTTGGCCAATGGGCGGGGAAGCTGGGCCAGGTCATCACCATCACCGGCACCAAGCTTGGGTACGAGGCCGGCCTCGATGTCTTCGTGATCGGCGTGAACGACGATCGGGCCAAAGGCACGTCGACCGTCACGGTTCTGAGGAGGCTCTAAGGTGTCCAATATCCTCCTGCTGGTGCCGTCATCACTTGCCGCGTTCGGGGTTTCGCGTGGGAGCGGCGCGGAAAACCTGCTGCGGCCCGATCCGCGCGAAATCTGGCTGGATAGTGCGGTTGGCTCGGCCGTGACGATCGATATGGACCTTGGCGTCGCCACGTCGATCGACACGGTGTTCCTGGGCTGCCTCTATTCCGCCAGCCAGGATGCCACCTGGACGATCACGGGCGGCGTGGCCGCCTATGATGAGTTGACGCTCAAGGCGGCCGGCGATCTGCGCGTGCCGGAACGGGCAGGCCGTGTGTCGCACTTCTCGCATGCCTTCTGGCACGGTGACGACGTGCTCGTGCGCTATGTGCGGATTTCGATCACGCAACCGGCCGGCGCTTCGCCGCTGGGCATTGGCGTGCTGATGATCGGCTCGGCCTTCGTGCCGGAATTCAACCAGGTGTGGGGCAGCGGGCGCGCGGTGAAGGATACGGGCAGCGTAACGCGTCTGCCATCGGGCGGGATCGCGGTTGTCGAGGGCGCTCGTTACGGCAGCTATAAATGGTCTCTCGAAGACCTCTCAAACGATGAAATCGACCTTCTGTACGAAATCCAGCTCGATCGCGGCGAAACCCGGCGCGTCCTGGTCGTGGAAGACCCCGACCAGACGCCCGGCCTGCGCAACCGCATCCATTATGGTCTGCTGACGGGTTTGCGGCCCAGCTCGCGCAAGTCGGCAACCCAGGGGCAGTGGGAACTGGCCATCGAAGATTGGGTGTCCGAATCGGACGCCGTTGTCCTGCAACTGCCAACGCCAGCGATGACGTTGGGCGGCACGCCGATTTCCTTCGGCGGTGAAATCCTGACGATCGGGGCCTGATATGACGAAGCCAATCGAAGGCCTGAGTGGCGATGACGTAATCGCGTTCCGCGAAGCGATGCGCCCTCATCTCAACTGGATTTTGAACGACGAGGGCTTCAAGTCGGCCGACCATGTCGACGAGGTTGTCGCTGCGGCCGAGGCAGAGCTGGATGCCAAGGTCGCAGCCGCACAGAACTGGGCTACCGGCACGGCGCCCGGTGGGCCTGGCACAAAGAGCGCGCGCCAGTTCAGTGACGACGCGGCAGCACAGGCCGATCTTGCTGCAGCCAATGCAGGCGCTGTAGCGGACGCGGCGGCTGCGATTGCACCCTTCACCGGCAACAACGTCGTACTGTCGAAGCTGGTGCCTGAAAGCGGATGGTTGGAAGCGTGGACGGACCCCGTCACGCGGCGTGGCTTTCTGATGGCCCGCAAGGATGGCGCATTGTTCATCCCAGATTTGCGGGCGCCGTGGTCGGACAATGTCTGGGACCTGCTGCCCAAGCAAATCCCGGTGGAAAGCGGCGTGTTGTGGGCGATATCTGGAAAGGGCGGCAGGGCCGTGGCCGCTTGCCGCGCGTTCGGAACCGAGCCTGATGGCAGCGGGCAGTTCGTCGCGGACATCAAGATCAAGCCCTGGCACGTAAGCCGAGAGTTTGATCTGGACCTGTACCGGGTGCGGCGCCAGGCTTGGCAAGTCCGCCCCGACGGCATTCGCTCCGTCATGGCGCCGATAGAGCAGTCGACGTCGAGGACGGGCTATGGCTGGACGCGGTTTCCGCGCGCTCTGACACGCGCCATGGAAGGCGTGGCAGCGGCCGGCCTCCAATTTCGCCGGACCCATGGGCTCAACATTGAGGGCGAGCGCTACGTCGGCGGATGGAACCCCGCAGCGGCTGGCGCCGCATCCCTTCGTAAAATCGGCACTGTCAGCAACACCGGCAGCTATCAGCCTGGTGGCACCTGGACGCCGAGCACCACAGCATCAGTTGGCGACTATTACGACTGCTTTTTGATCGGCGGTGGGTCGGTCAACCTGGTGAGCACCTGGACCATGTATCCTGGCGATTTGCTCGTCTACACCGGCAGCGCCTGGGTCGTGCAGTCGGCACCGCATGGCGGCGTTACTCGCTATGACGGCGATTGGTGGGACGTCACCACGGCAGGCACTTATAACGGCGTGCCGTTCACCGTGGGTGACAAGATCATCGCCTACGGTGGCCCTTACTATACGCGGTATCTGAAGCTGGCGGCCGGGCGCTACACCCTCAGGGGAGAGTGGAGCGCAGCATCTGGCGCTTTCCCTACCGCTTATCTCGATCAGGATTTGTGGCAGGTAACGGCTGCTGGCACCGTCGGTGGCATCACCTTCGGAGTGGACGATTACCTGGTGCGAAAGAATGGCGCATGGGCCAAGATCGCAACCACAGCGATCACCACCACGGCCGCCAACGAGTGGGTTGCACTGCCGGTCACCGTATCTTCGGATGAATGGGAAGTCCGCCGCTCCGACAAATCCACCAACATTTTCCCTGTGCGGTTTACCTGCGAAATGCAGCAGTCGGTTGAGCCAACCGTGAGTAAAACGGTCTATCTCTATAGCGACTCCATGGGCCGCTTCCTGTCGTCTGCGTTTTCCACGGCCCTAGCGGCCGAGGGGCTCTCATTGTTCGTGCCGGGCTACGTGTCGGCCGGTGCCGAGGAAATTATCCAACTGATCGAAGCTGACATTCGCCAAGGCATCGACTTGGCGGGGCAGATCGCGGTGCTGTGGTACGGCCAGAACAACGAAACCGCGACGGCACGCATCACGGCCGCCGATCTGCGTGCACGCGAACTTTTGGGGCGCTATGCCTATCTGATGCGCATCTCGTGGCTGGGCCGTGCCACGGTGCGATGGGACACGGGCTTGGGCCGATTTGTGGGCCTCTGGCAGGAACCGCAAAAGACGGGCGATGCTTCCAACGGGCTCGTCCAGAACAAGGCTGCGCTCGATGCGATCATGCCGGGCCAATGGCTGGACAGCTGGGCGGCTATTATCGCTGGCGTCACCAGCACGCTACCGCACCTGCAATTTCCAGGCATGAACGAAGCCCAGGTGGCTGCCGCCTATGGCATGGTGCCCCTCAGCTATTACTTCGATTGGCCTGCCTACGGCGTCAATCCCGCGCTGGCGTCTCACAAAGGGACGTGGAGCATTACCGGCCTTCCTTCAGGCGGCGCGGCTCATGACTATTACCGGCGTATTGTCGATGGCCCTGGCGCTAACGAATACGCCGGCAACCTCCTCTACAACGTCGCCGGGGTGTGGACAGAGGTTTTGTCCGGCTCTCCCAACAGCGTGGTGCATCTAATGCCCACGTGCAAAGGCAACGCCGACCTGTCGGCGGCCGGCGTGTCCTTCCTCAAAGCAAAGAAGTGGATCAAGTCGTGACCGCAACGGGTCTTCAGAAGGCTTTTACGGGCGCTGCTGTTGCCAACCCGAACATGCCATTGATCGGGCCGGATAAGAACACCACTGCAGGGTCGCTGTTCCTGTTCGATGCGGCGCACAGCCAATATGGCTTGGGCGGAACGGTACCAGCCAACGGGGCGGCAATTCCCAACGTCTTGTGGGAGTTCACCAAGGGCATGATCCCAGCCGGCTCACAGGCTTCGCTGGCAGGCAGCTTCGTCAACACGCTGTCCAATGCCGAAGGCAAACTGGAAATCACCGGACATGGCGGGTTGCACGTCTGCGTGACGCAAGCAGCGGCTGTTGCCAACGCCCATCAGGCCGGCATTTTCCTGACGGCGCTGCAAATTGGGCATCTACTGGCCAACTGGGCAACCGATGAGTTCGGTTTCGCGATGCATGATCTGCTGACACGCCCGGCGATCACCCAGACTACGGAAATATGGGAAGGCGGCGTGCGGAACGGCAGCGCTGGGGGCATGGCCAACTTTCTGTTGGGCCTGAACCGCGTCGGGCCGCAACCAGCATCCGGCACAGCCTTCACATCTGCAGTGTCTTCCCCGCCCGATCCATCCGTCATCACCGCGCCCGCCACCAGCGTTTCGCGGTTTCGTACCGTGACGGTCAAGGGCGGCACAGGTGTCGTGCCTCCCGGCGCCGGAAACATTACGGCCATGATGGCAGGCTGGGGGGCTGTCATGGCGTTCAGTACGGCAGGCAACAAATCGCGGTCATCGATCCTCTATCGGTCGCACCTCGTCAATCTGACCAAGGCGGGGATGAGTGCCGAGGACTTCAACGCCGCTGAGCTTGCGATCTGGAAAGCGGACACGGCCAGCGGTGGGCGTTATGATCCAGCAACGGAGACGTTCACTCCAGTGGCGACGTTTCTCGCCTGATTGAGTGCTTCAGTTTGTCTTGTCCCGCACTTCGAAAACTCTTGTCGCGCTTCACGGGGCAAAACCACGCCCTTCCCCCCGATCCCACCCGGACGAAAGCTCCTGAACCCGGTCGTTCGCCGGCTCTGCATCACCGGGAAGCCCATAATCAAAACGCGCCGCAGTCTGCCCCATCGTCCCCACTCCGTAAAATCGCGTATGCGAACACTTGCGGAACAAAGCGGGATCGGGTCAACGCAAGATGGGTCGGTTTTGGATCAAGCCTGACCAC